TTTCTGCTTCATTTAAAGATATTTTTAATTCATTTTCTTTAATTTCTTTAAATGAATCTTCAATTAAGACAGACCAGTTTTTTTCTTCAGTGTTGTTTAGTCTACTTTTTAAGTATAAATAGTCTTCTCGAGAATTATTGTATAGTTCATCATAGATGTTAATGTTTAAAAATTTTGATAACACTGTTCTTCTTGCACTACTTTTTTCATTAATAAAAGTATTCATCTCTCCTTGCGAAGCAAACGTAGTGTACAAAAAGTCTTCTGAAGTCCCAATTAACTTTTTAAGGGTTTTTTCTGTTTCTCTTCTTTGCTCTTCAGACTCATTTTCAAAACTATTTAAAGAAGTTAACTTTAAATTTGTAGTTGCTGTAGTTATGTCTTTTTTATTTGTTTTTTTGATTGTTTCTCTTTCAATCAAATATTGTTCTGCACCTATTGTAACTTTAGCTTTAGTATTACAAAAACCTTTTCTTATGTTTACAATATCTTGGTTTTTTAAAGAGCCCCTATCAGTCGTGTTAAACAATGTATACATTAAAGTACCGGGTATAGAAGATTTTCCTGCTCGATTATTTCCAAATATACCCACCACGCCAGACATTTTATCAAAATCAATAAAGTTGTCTTTTCCGTAAGAAAAAGTATTGTCAAAACTTAAATTATTAATAGACCATTTTTGACCAAATACATCCTTAAGATCTTCAGGAATTTTGTCAAGAGTTTTTTCAAATATCTTATCTAAATTGTTTATTACTTCTTGATCCAAACTTTCATAAAACTCGTTAATTAAAGTTTTCCTATCAAAAGAATTTCGTATATTGTAGCCACTTAACTTTTTATATTCTTCACTGCTACAATGCTTTGTTTCGTCATCTTTTGGCACTACTTGGTATACGATTTCATGTGCATCCTTTTCAGTTTTAAGATAGTAGTGTAATAATTTTATTTCAGCTTGCGAAATACTTTCACTTGATTTAACTCTGAATCTTACTCTTTTTTTTACTTTGCTGGCAAATTCTATTGTTTCTTCAACAGATCCTCTCCAGTTTAAAGTTAAAAAAGGATGTGGATTGTTAATTTTAATAAATTTACTTACGTAATCATTTTTACTATTTATTTCCCAATAAACAAATCCTTTAGATACGTCTTCACCGTAATTTTGTTGGACTGTTGAGCCCGGATATAAAACTCTTTTTTCCTCATCTAAATATTGTAACTTATGTATATCGCCTAAAAAACCGAAGTCGTAGCCTTTAAAGAAATTTAAATTGACCTCTCCTTCAAGCTCCCAATTAATATCAGTTACAGAGCCAGTTACAGCGCCATGAAAACAAGCAATGTTAATTTCATCTTCTAAAGGCTTTACGTTTTCCCAACCTTTTTCATCAAAACAAGAAAAAACACACCAATTTATTTGCTGGCCATTTGGTAGATTAAAAAACGGGTATACTCCGCTTTTTTTATAAAGAAAAATGTTTGGATTGTTTAATGCGTTAACAATTGGTGTAATTGCATCTTGCCTATCTTCGTTTAAGATTAATCCGTCATGATTACCTAAGATAACGTGAGTAGGGGCTATATCTGCTAAAGAAGTAAACCACCAATTTAAAATATCAATAAGTTCTGGAGTAATTCCTTGTGTTTTTGAATGTACAATGTCGCCACCAATAAAAATACAGTCTAAATTTAATTTTTTTAAGTTATCAAAAACTTCGTTAAAAACCTGAATGTATTCGTTGTGCCGCTTAAGGCTTCTAAAGTGAACATCACTTATATGCGCGCATTTAAACATTATAAACTCCGAATTTTAGCTAAAAGCTTGTCATTTTTATTAAATTCTTTGGACAAATTCAATCTTCTTTTAAAATCTTCTGGATGCATATCACCAACATCATCTGCACCTCTTGTATCAATAATATTAACTGGTATATCATATCGATGTAACAAGCTGGCAATATTTAAACTTTTATTGTAAACATCAGAGTCTAAAGCTAAGTTAATTGTTGTCTTATGACTAACAATTTTTTGAAATAAAAGCATATCTTCTGTGAGAGAAGAGCCTAATAAACATGTTGCGTTATCATTTGTTTTTATTAAGTCTAATGGCCCTTCTACAATTGTTAAGGGTAACTTCCAGTTAATGTTAATTTCGTTAAATATTATTTTTTTCTTTGGATAATTTGCATTTTTGTATTTAAAACTATCTCCGGTTCCTACATCTATTTTTCTTGAAACATAATAATTTAAGTTTCCATTAGCATCATATGAAGGTAAAATCAAATATCTTCTATACTCAGAGTTTGTTGAAAAGCCTGCTCTTAGCATAAAAAGTTTATGTTTAGTAAATCCTCTGCTAACTGCGTATTTCAACACGGCTTTTGTGTCCGGGCTAAAACTTTCGATTTGATCAACAAAAAAAACAAAATTAGTCGGCAAAACAACAGGATCGTGCTCTTCTTCTATTAGAAGATTATTTCCAAACAAATCCACAGAATTATTATTTAATTTTTTAGTAAACAACTGTTCAGCTATTTTAGTCAGTTTAGAACTAAATTTACTGATGAGGTATGGTATATTTGCACCTTTTTTATCACACGTCCAGCAATGATAAAGACACTTCTCTAAGTGTACTACCATCTTTTTTTTATGTTTGTTTTCGTGTTTACAAAAAGGGCACCAAATATTTAAATTAACTCCATCTTTTGATAAGGTATGGTTTGGGAAATATTTGTCAAAAAAATCTATTCTTTTATGGATTTTGCTCATTTATTATAATACCAGCTTTACAAATTACATATGCGTCTGCCATATCATAACAAAATTTTTCATATTTTACAAGTCCTTTATTTGGTCCTCTACTTATAACTTTAGTAGGCCAAGAATAATTTTCATTTAAATCTTTATCTACCCACATCATAACTTGTTCTTTTTTATCAACTGAAGAGTTTTTGTCAATTTTTATTTCTAAAGTTTTACGAGCAGTATTTACATTTATATATTCAGGTATTAAACCAGTATTATTATATACTATATTAGAAACTATACCATTAAACTTTGCTAACTTCATAAGAGTATTAGCTGATGATAAACCTCTTTTGAAACTCTGTAGTATATCTTCTATATAAATGTAATCTATAAATCCAATATTTACAATATTTTTTAGAAAAAAGTTTTCAAACATTTTAGCTTTCTTAAAAATACATTTTTCTTTACTTAAATCAACATAATTTAATTTATCAAGCTTTTTATCTTTAAAAACTGATATTCCTACTATTGAAGTTGATATATCTAATCCTATACATAACATTAATAATCCATTTTGAGTCTAAAAAGTATATTATCTTCTAATCTTTTAGGCGCAGGCCTTGAAAGCTTTGCTTTTGCTATAATATTAAAATTTTCATCATGTAAATTAATATCAGATACATAAACAAAAGAAGACTCAGAATTTAAAGAGTTTTCGTCTTGTCTTAATTTGATATCATAAGAACTATTAAAACTTTTATTGTAAAATCCGTTTTTAGCTTGTATATTAATTTCATGAACAAACATATTATAAACAGCATCAAAACTACATTTAAAATCATTTTTACCAAAATAGCTAAACTCTGGCCTAAAAAAAGTACATATTCCTTCTTTGTAAAATATATTTCCTACATAATTCCAGTTTGCTATTTTACTTTCACAGTCACTTCTATGTATTGAGCCATTACTGTTATCTTTAAATGATAAACTTAAATTTTTAAATAAATTATCTTCTATGAAAAAAGATTCTTTTTCAATTTTTGTATTATAATATTTGTTTGATACATTAAATATTGTTGTAAACATACAATCAAAAGTTTTTTGATAATCTGTATATCCTAAAGGATAATTTATATAATTGACTTCTACTAAACTATTATTTATATAAAATCTATCCGTAAAAACTGTTTTTATCTCATAACTTAAAGAATTTATGTCTTTAAAATAATTTCTTATAACAGGACTTATGTCTAAGTTTAAATTACTATTTTCATTTAGCTCGTCATGTAAATCAACTATTTCTTCATTACAAGAGGTTAAATCATAAGAATAATTAGTTGTATCGTATTCAAAATTTGTGTCATGAAAAAGACAATTTGAGAAATTATAAAATTTATCTTTTGTTAAAGAGAAATCATATGATAAATTTTCAGCTATATTTAAACTTAATGTATTAGATTGATTGCTATTTAAGCTATACTGTTCATATTGTGTGTTATTTAAACATAGAGGGTAGAAAAATTCTTCTTTGTTTCCTTTAAATAAGTTTTCTATGGAAATATTGTGCACAATAAAATTATCATAAAAGTATTTTTCTTGTGGATATATAGTTGTTAAAAATTCGTTAATAATATTAAAATCTACCTTAAGTTTACCATCATCATTAGGTAAAATTAGTAGATTATTATAAATTAAATTTCCGTTAGATTGTGTAGAAGTATCAATTAAATCATGATAAATGTTATTAAACATAATGCCTTTTTTCATTTTGTTAAAAACATCTGTAAAGCTGGAAATAGATAAATTATTAATATGTAAATAGTTGTTTTCTATAAAGTTTATTTGATTATGACCATCAACTACCACGTTAGGCTTTGTATAATTTACAAAATCAATCAAATAATTCTCAGTAGAAATTTCTAAGCCACCACAGCTATTAGCAAAGTAAGGGTTATATATACATGAAAAATGCATATTACTAATGCTATTTACATTAAGATTGAATAATGATTTTTTACTTACGTAACTATTTATATTAAATACTGGAACGTAAAACTCTAAACTATAAATTTCCTTTTCTTTTGATAAACTCTTGACTGTATTGTAAGAATTTTCTTTTATTTTATCTTTTTTTAAAGATTTAGAATATATTCTTATGTTGTGAATCTCTCCTTCAAAAGATTCACATTTTTCTTGAATTTTATTTAATATGTTAATATCTAAAAAAGAATCAATGTTATCAATTAATTTTGATCCATCATCCTCCCATGAAAAATTTTTTCCATAATCGATATCTTTTTTAATATAAGGTCCGCCGCTTAGACTTGTTTCATCTTTTCTACTTCCGAACAAATAATAAAAAACGTCATTGTAATCTAATGTATATAGATTGTCATCTTCCTTATAGTTAATCTTATTACCTAAGCAAATATAAGAATTAAATAGATTATTTTGGTGTTTATTAAAATTCAAATCTTTTATTGAAAAAATTACATCTTCATCTATAAAGCACTCCAGAGATCTTAAATCTTGATTATTGTTTAATTCTCTGTTTTTACTTAATACAATACTTAAGTTATACCAATGATTTTCGTTTATAGTCAAACCTTGTGTAACGTATACACTTTCTTGGCTTATATAGATTTCTTGATTGCTGTCAAAATCAATTGAAAAATCATTTATTATATCATGAAAGTTTTTTCTTGTATTACTACCTGCTACAATACATATTTTATACTTGTTTATTAAATCATTATTTCTAACTACATATACATTTAAAAAATCAGGAATGTGTAAAACACACTGAGGATGTATTCCTAAAAAATCTTTTTTGTTTCTTAGATTAAAACTAAAACTAATAGTTGAATCTTTTTGCAGAAAGTCATATTGATTGCTATTGTTATTTACTAAATTGGGCCAAATAATTGCATTTGAATGTTTTAAGTTTAAGTCATCAGACAGAGAAAAAAAGTTAATACTGTTATAATTACAGTAACCTTTATTTAAATCTTTATAATAATCTAAACTGTAATTATAACTATAGTTGTCGTACAGTGATTTTTTAACAACATCTATTTTATTTTTCTCTCTGCAGTCTATTAAAAATTTTTGATTATTTTTTTCAATTTTAGTATAATTTTTAAAATTATATTGCTTTATACTGTCATTTAAAACTTCTTCGTCTTGCAAAGGATCTTTTATATGATCAAAATAATTTTTTTCTTGATCATCTTCTATGTAAGAAAAGTTATTTTGATTTGAAACTTTATTGAAAAAGTCAACAATACTATTTCTTTTTATTACTTTCAGAGTATCTTCATCACTAATATTTAATTCTTCAAAAGTAAAATTGTTAAAATTGTTATTATTAATTAATGATTTCGAATCTATTTTTTGATCAACAACATAAGAAGAAACATCAGAATTAATATACTCTATTTTAGACTTGTTTTTTATTTTATTAACAATAAAATTTTTATGATCGAGAGGTATAAAAGACATGTTTTTTCTTAATAATCAAGTCTTATTCTGATAGAGAGATCAGTTGATGGATTTTTTTCTATAGGTCTTGAAGTTTTAGCAACAGCAAGCAAAAAACCTTCTGCATCATATAATCCAATTGTTGTAACGTACGTAAAAGTTCTATTGTCTGTGGTTTTAGCAATTATTCTACTGTCTGAATCTGTATAAGTTGGATTAGTAGAATAGTTAAACTGATTGTGTGATGCTCTACAAAATATTAATGAAGAATTAATTATAGTTTCATTTCTAAATGTAATTGCTGATCTTTGGCCTCTATCAAACCTTGTTGTACATATATGATCAATTACATCATCAATAGTTCCTTTTGTCCATAAGCTAGGATATAAACTCCCCTCATGAATAGATGTTCCGTCTATTTCAAGTATACTTGCGTCTGTATAGAAATTTTGATTTGCGACACTATACTCAGTTAAAAGACCATGAGTTAAATCATTCTCAGAAGGCTGAATATCAGTTACTTCAAGAGTTCCATGTTCATGATACAATACTACACCATCAGCAGTAAAGTTAAGTGTATTATAAGTACCTTCTCTATCTGTAGTATATACTGGGTAATAAAAATTATCACCTTGAGCATCTTCAATTCCTGAATACCAAAAAGGTCCGTCTAATTCATTTGTTGAATCACCTTGTCTAGTAGTTGTAATTAACCCTCTAATTATTTGTTGCGGGTTGAAAGCTCTTTCAACATCTAATACTATAATTCCACTGTCATAAAATATTAATCCAACATAGTTGTTCGAAGCATCTGATAATGTTGAAACTTCACCTGCAACAGGACTAATCCCAAGACCTGTTGCAACTAATCGATCATCATAGATTACTGTGTTTGCAGCTGCTGGATTAACATCATTTGCAAGAACCTCATCGTTAATATTTGATATTGCTAAACCTCCTCCAGAAATTAAAGTTGATGCATTTTTTCTAATTCTTAGACCAAAAGACCCTTTATAGATATTGTCCCTTGTAAAAAGCCTTTTAAAACAAATAAAAATGGCACCTCTAATTTTTTTACTATAAGTTCCAGGATTAGCAGAAATCTCAGTAGCATCAGCTTCTTCTACAGTCGCAGAATGAGGTGTAAAAAAAGATTTACTAGAATCACCTAATAAATTTTGTGCAAACTGCTTGTAAATGTGAATTTTTTCTCTAAGCATCGTTGCTGATGGAATACTTGTAGTATTAATTTTTCCGTCATTAAGCGGTAAATTTAATGTGTTAACCACAACAGAGTTGTTATCTAAATCAAACTCGCCCAAAGAACCAACAGATATATCAAATAAAGAATTTGCTGTGCCTAGAGAAAAGTCTTGATCATAAACTGTTTGAAATAAAGAGCTACTAATACTTTGTGTACTATCAATATTTCCGCTAGTAAAAACTTCATAAGATTTTCTAGTATTTGTATTTACACTCGCAATATCAGTCTGAACAATATCAACAAGCTGTTGTACTGATGTTTTTTCTGTGCTAATATTACTTGGATTTATAGAAACGTATGATCCTGTTAAGTCTACTGCCATTTTATAATCTTTCTTTTAAGCTTGTCTTGTTATTGAAACAGGAATTATTAAAGATGCACCTGAAGATGATCCTATTACCTGAACTGAAGTGTTTATTACACTGCTATTTGATAGAGATGAATATTTTGTAAAATCTGAAGCACTAACTATTCCATTTGAATTAATGGTAAATGAAGCTGTTATTTGATTTGCCCATTCGCCACTTGAAACTGTTGACGTGGGAATAGAATAAGTTGCAATATTATTTAAGTCTGAATCTAAAGGTGTGTTATTAACGATGCTTAATAAGTCACTATGCAATTTAACATAAATTCTATTATCAGTAATGTTTTCATTTAAAATTTGAGCACCTTCAAGGCTAGGTACATTATTTCTAATTTCGATAGTGTATTGAATTGAAGTAGAATCATTGTCGTTTATTCTTGTATCGAATAAAGATATGTTGCTATTTACGTTACCTGTAGTGTCTACTCTTTTTAGAGTCGGAATATTTTCTAAACTTGTAAGTGAATTTGTAAAAGTAATAAGTGGGTGCTTTATCGCAATATTTTCATTTGGGTTTGCTTCAAAGATTGGTGTGTTTTTTTCAATTTTTTCTTTTCCAATTGGAAGACCATATCTTGATATAATTGAATAATCAACTTCGTCGTCGCCAAAACTAAACGATGTAATATTAAATGAACCATCATTTTTTGCTAGTAACTCTCGACCTCTTTCTGTTAAAACGGCGTCAATTATTATATTGTTTGTTGCATGATTTAAAAAGCCCATCTAAAACGTCCTTTCTTGAACTAATAATTATGTAATTCTTATATTGCTTATATGATTTATGTTTTTATCTAAACTAAATATATTAAATTTGTAAATATCGCTTAATATATTTCTTGAACTCGAGTCATCTAAAATATTAATAAGATCAGGCGTTAAGTAAACAGAAATTTTACTAACTCCTGATTCAAAACATATTTCTTCTACAATAGACTTATTTTCATTTAACAATTTTGTTTTTCTTGGAATAAGTAAATTAGGCAAATTTAAAGGAGCACCTTCAGGACTTATTAGATCTATACTTATATTTTTTTTATTAAAATTATAATATATTGCATATTGTTGTGAATAATTTGACGAGTAGCCTCGAGCGTCTAAGGTGCATATTGTATATATCTGTATCTTGTTTTTGTCGTATTCTTTATCAATAAAAGTAGTAACATGATTGACAAAAGAAGAAACATCAGTTGTAACATCAATATTTTCGTTTCTTTTAAATTGTCTCTCATTGGGTAAAAATTCTATTTGTTTAACTAATTTAAAAGGTTCATCTATTGTATCTCTTTTAAATATTTGATATCCAAAAATATCACCTTGTGTATTGACAGGTTTTGCCCAATCAATCATTAAAAATTTGTTTTGTAAATACTTGAATTTTATAAAAGAAGTTGAATGTGGTCTTTCATATTCCTTACAAACTACTTTTTCTTCACTAATAGCAGTATCTCTACAGAAATAAAAGTCAGTGTAATAATAATCTTTTGGTTGGGGTAAATTTATCAAATAAATGGGTGTTAAATAATATTTGTATGTTGAACCATATTTTACAGCCTGATCCTTTAAACTAATGACTTCTGTAGAAATAAACTCAGAGTTTTCTGAATTAGAAGATATGTTGTCCAGTATTCTATTATAAAGAAAGACACAACTTTTATAATTAAGTTTGTCATCCTCGTTTACACTATATTTTTCTAATAAAAAACCAACCATACAGTAATGATTTTTTATATTGTTTGTAAATCTTGTAAAAGAAGAGTGTTCTTGCTTAGGCAAGTTTTTAGAATTATAATTTTTTAAAAAGTCAAAGTTGTTTTGATTTAATATTTTTTTAAAGCTTTCTAAAAAAGGAGTTTTGTTATTAGCACTTATAAAATATTTTTTATTTTCTGGACTAATGTGTATTTTTTTATTATTTTTCATTTGTTCAAAAAAAATAGAATACTCAGAAAAAGTTAAGTTTTTATTAGTTATCTCTTCTAATAATATTTCTTCTTTTTTAGGTGACATATTAATCGAAACAACTTTTTTGTTGTTAAAGTTAATTATTTTTTCCAGCAAGTCTCTATTTATTTCTGATTTGTCCAGACCTCTTAGTTTGTCAAGCACATCAGTGTCTAAAAAACTTTGTAAAGTAACACAGTTAATATTGTTTTTGTATAAAATATTAATATCAACATATCGTTCTATATTAGAAAATTCTTCTGTATTTATGTTTATTATATTGTCGTCTATGATATCTTCATTTGGATTGAAAAAATTATACACAAATTTATTTGAAATATTACAGCTAATATCTGGGAGTGTATTTATTACAAAGTCATTCATTTATAAAACCTCAGTTTTGATAATTATTTTATAGTTTTTTACTTTTTTTCTATTTCTATAGTAACAATGACCACAATCATTAATTGATCTTAGTTGATCATACTTATCTTTCATAAATGAATTAATAAAAATATTATCTAAATCACTAATGTCAACCAACAAATCGTTACCATGATCAATTGCAGATTCATCTATTATAAAATAGTTCATATCGTTAGGATCGACGCTTATATGATATATGCAAAAATATTCATCAGTATCATGAAGAATACTTTTGTTTGTTAGACTTTGTATATTGTTTAAGAAATTGACAGCTTTTGTATTATTATTATCATCTACTATTTCAAAAAATTCTCTTTCTTGATTGAAAGAAAGAGAATTTATAAATTTGCTTTTTTCAATATTAAATTCTTTTAAAAAGTCTTTTTTGTCAATTTGATTGACAATGTCAACATAACTTCTATTGTATACATTAATCTTGTTTAAGTCTGGAACATTATAGTTTGTCAATGAAAAAGATGAATTTTCTAAGTACTTTGTCATTAAATGAGAATTTAATATATGATTATTTAAGTAAGAATATGTCTGTAAACTGCTAATTATATTTTCATCTGTCTTAGTTATTGTATCATAGACATTGCTATAATATTTCGAAATATTGTTAATCTGTTGAAATAAAAAGTCACCACGATCAGTGCTTAAATCTAAAATATCATTTGTGTCACCTATAGTTTCTATAGGCAAATATTTATCTTCAATGTTAAATTCAATAATTCTACTTTTTATATTCTTTGTATTAAAAGTTTTATCATAATAGATTAAGCTGTTAGGTGAATAGCTTTCTTCGTCTTTTAATACGTCATTACCGGAGCTTATCGAAGAAGAAAACAGATATATTTTAGGAACATAAACATGATTTAAGTTTTCTATATCTACAATATTTACTTCTACTTTTACTATAAAGTCTGAACTTTTATTTTTTATTATATCTTTGTGTAACCCTAAACTTAATATGTTTTTGTTTAATAGTTTATTATGAGAATTGCTATTACTATTAAAAATATAGTCTAAACCATATTCTTGCGAGTTTACATTGTTTAAATTATTAAGTTTTTGGTTGATAAATACTCTATTATTATCAAATATATCTAAATTTTGATAAATATCAATATTTCCAGTGTTTTCCAATATTGAATTAATTCTATTTAAAGTGCTTTTTGATCTGTTTTCTGCGTTTTTAGCTTTTTTAATAAATAAGTGCATGTAAACGTCTTTGTAAAAGTTTTTTTCTATTGATTTAGCAAATTTTTCGTTTGTTTTGTTTTTAATACTTTCAAAAAAAGAACTTGTAAAAGTTTCTGAAGTGTCACCAGTTATTATTTTTTCTTGCGTCCTTAAATAGCCAATAATTACGTCCAGATTTAAAACCTGGATTAAATCTGATTTATATAGTGAATTATAGACAACTCTTAACTGATTAGAAAAAGGTGTAACCCAAATATCTTTCGTGTCAATCTCACTACTGATAGAGCGCACAAGATCAGTATCTAACAAATAGCTGTCCTGGTGTAATTTAATATCAGAAATATCAAGATTGTTTTGTAAGAAATTATCTCTAACTCTAATAATATCAGATATTAATTTATTATATAAATTTTGACCTGATAGTGTAAAATTAATTTTTTTTCTCTTATTATAAAATCTTAATACACTTGAGTCAATATTGTTATGTTTACCGACTCTACCGAATATAAAAGAATTCATGTTTTTGCCACCACAAATATATGGTAGATCATCTTCTTGAAGGTTTTCGACAGGTAAAGATTTAAATACTTGTATACAAGAATGTCTTTGATGTCTATAAAACACAGGAAGAAAAATTTTTGCAAAGGTTTTAACAATAATTAAAATTTCAGAGTAAATTGACTTATTACTTTCAACGTATTTTTTAATTTCTTCAAAAGAATTAAACTCGTTCGAGGAATAGTTAGGTAAAACTTGACGTAAATACAATTGAATTGTTTGTATTATTTTATTAAATATTGTTTTTTCATTACATGAAGCATAGTCAAATATATCTTCAATTAATACACTTCTTAAGTTTTTAACGTGGTCTTTAAATCTTTGATTGTCACCTTTACATAAATAAGCTGATAATTTTAATTTTATATTTCTTTCTTTCTCGATGTTAAAGTTTCTTTCTTTATCAATGAAAAATTTCTTGTCATCTGTGTTTGGTACACTTTTTATTTTGTTATGTATCGTTTTTTCATAAATTACTTCCCCGTCTTTATCAAATCTTGAGAAAGATCTAAATCCATAAAAAAGCATATGTCCTGGATAAAAATTACAAGCTATATTGGCTGTTATCCCAAACTTTTTGTTTATTATATTATTATTTTCTGGCTGCGTTAGACTATTAAATATATTTTCAACTCTTGCTGATCTATTTGAGTTATTAATGTTGTTTTCTACATTGCTTGTTGTATTTGCATAATCAACAGTCCGAATATTACTAATAAATTTATACTGTGATGAACTACTTAAATCTTTAATATTGTCTAAAGAAAAAACTGAGTTTTTAATAATTTTAAGATTATCTGAAGTGTCAATAATATCTTTTTGATATTGAATTAAAGATTCTTTATTACCGTCATCATAGTCGTCAATACTCAAAGATGAGTTGTCATAAGAATAAAATTTATTGTTTAAACTATTTTTAATAATATCGCTTGATACATTATCAATTTGAATTGCTTTTTCAATAAATCTCTTAATTATTAGCTCTAAAGCATTTTCATTAGAATCTTCATTTAAAATATAATTAAAGTATAAAGCTTGACAATTTAATACATCTGTAAAGTCGTAAGATTTTTTGCTTTGTATTACATCGCCTAAGTTTAGATTAAAGTATGTTTTATCGTTTATTATAGAACTCATTACAAAGTCAAAAAAAGTTGTGCTTGAAAAAAATATATTGTCACTGTAATAGTTATTAATAAATTTAACTAGATTTTCTTTTACTTTCTTTTCTTCTTTTCTGACTTCTTTGTTTTCATTTTTTAGTTCAGAATAACCTAAATATTTTTTTCCAGCAATTTTTAAATCACCTAAGAGATCAATATGACTATAAAAATTATTATCAATACCATCAATTTCAGATACATCTTCTGTAAACATTAATTTAAAAAGCTGGTTATTCTTATTTATAGCTGACTTTTTATCTACGTCTGTATCACAATAAGACAACAAAATTGAATTGTGATCAGAATTTTTTATGTTTTCAATAATTTCGTCAAAAATTTTCGTGCTGATATTTTTATTTTCTAAAATTTTTAATTTTGTTTTCTTTATTAGCAAATCAATGTCTTGTTTGAAATCAATTTCTTTAAAATCGGTATTATAATCTAAGCTAAAAGATTCATTATTAGAAGCTTGTAATCCATCATAGTTAACAATAGGTTGATCTTTTAAATATATTTGACCTTGATCTTTAAAATTAAAATAATTATAAACAAAACCTGGTCTAACATCATTTGGATTCATTAAACTTTCATTACCAGAATTTTCTATTTTATTTTTAACTGTTTCAAAATTTGGTCGTGCATCAAAATCACCCATAACACCAGTATCATAAAAAAGAAGTGCGGCTGAACTTAAATTGTGAGGTGAAGCATTAGCAGTAACGTCCTGTAAATCAAGTGAATTCTTGTACAATGAATTAAAAAAGAAAATCCAAATATTTAAATCCTCTTTACTTTTACATGCGCTATCTAAATTAACGTCAAAAAAGGATCCTGTCAAACATTTGTTAAATTCGTTTAAGATTTTAAATCCATAGTTTTTATACCATGGAGGCATTATATTTTGATTTCCTGTATCATTATTCCTGGTCCCACCAGATAATTCTTCAAAATTTTTAAGGTTACTTTGCGCAGAATTGATTTTATCTTGTGGGTATACAAGTCTTAAACTCAAGCTATCAACCATTTGATTTGTTACAAATAAGTTTAAGTTAGAACTAGGTATAAAGTATACCATACTACTATTTTTATTAAAGTCATTCGTAATGTTTCTGGGTTTTTGCAAAATACTTTTGTTTGACGAGTAATTCTGTATTTTATTTTTTCTAAAATAGTTTTTGTAATTAAAGCTTTTGTTTTTTGTGTTAATATAGTTAAATATATTTAAGCCGTTATTTCCATAACTGTAAAAGTCAGGAATTAAGTTTATTAAATCTAAATTTTCTAAACTATAGTCTAAGTATTGATGCTGAATATTATAAGATGATGATGAATTAAATAAATAAGACTTATGCGACATTGCGTATAAAGTTCGAGAAAAATTTATAAAACTTTGAACAATAGAATCAGAGTTAGTTTCTTTAGTAAGTTTTGTAAAAGATTTTTCATCATCTTGAATTGACAAGTTTGAATAATCAACTAGCAAAGCTTCTTTTAAGACTGTAGAACTTCTGCCTCGAGAATGAAAAAACTCTTGTGCAATTAAAGAATTTACGTCGTCATAATCATTTTCATTATCTTGGCTACTATTTAATAAAATTTGAAAAGAAGGTTTGTTTTGTTTTTGAATATTATTGTAAGAAATATTGTTAAATTTATTTAAAAAGTTTTTTGTAGTAAAACCAAAATCTGTAATATTACTGTTTTCATTATAATATTCCAATATTTTTTTTGAATAACTGTTTTCAAAAATATTTTGCTTTTTATCTAAAACAGCATGCTCTATTAAAGTTGTTAAATCTTTAAAGTTTGCTGCATCTAAAGACACAGTATCATGCATTAATTTTACAAATTTAAAATCTTGACTTAGTCTCTTAAAAGTATTGTTTAAGTCTGAGTATTCAATGTTATTTAAGTTAATGCTAAAGTCTACACCTTGATTAAATCCATCTACAGTCACAATAAAACTATCATTTGACTCAATTAAGCTTAAAAACTCAACTTCTTTGTTGCCACTTATATTTTCTGAAGGCTTTTTAATGATGTTTTGAATTTCTGTATATTCATTGTCAAAAGTTTGATTAAAAATATTGTTATTTGCGCTGCTCATTATTTTTCCTTTTAAATTAAACTAAAGTCTTGCTTTTAATATTAAAAGATGCTCTGTTAATTAAAACATTATAATCAAGAAATTTTTGTTTTTTATTGTAAAAATTATTATAATACAAAGTAAAGAAACTTGTTTCATTATTTTTGTTTTTAACAGAAAAAGATACACTAAATCTTTCAAGTATTTCTTCTATAGTGTCACACTCTTTATTTATACAAAAGTCAAAAAATTCTCTCGTTGAACTATAAAAATTATTCTTAAAGGTGTCAGGCTGATTGTTGCTGTTTAGTCTGATTTTTAAGTTAACGTTGTTTTCTATTTTTTCGATGTAATATGAATTGTAATATAAGCTACTGTTAGTAAAATTTTCAAAGATACCCTGTCTTTGATCATTAACTATAAATTTGTGACCATAAATTATACAGTCTTTACCGTTATAACTAATATTCTTATAGATTTCTGTTTGATTTATATTGTTAGAAATTCTTTCTTCAATTACGCCACTATTGTTTGTCATAATAATAATAGGACATGATCTAATAATTGGGTTAATTTTTGTAATTTCTAAGTAATCACTGTATTCTAACAAAGAATTTAAATTAAAACACAAGTCAAGATTTCTTGTATCCTGACAAAAGTTTAATTCTTTTGTAACAAAATAATTGATTCTATTTTGATTATAGTATAAATTTTCTTTAAAATCTAAATAATATTCAAAACCGATATTTTCTTCTTGACAGTGTAGATTAATATCAAAAAAATTATTAACTAAATTTTCTTCTAAATACTGCGTTTTAAAATTTTCAAAGTGAGAATCAACATTAATTTCTATATTACTTCCAAGTCTAATAAATTCATCTTGAAGATTTATTGTATTTTTAAATTTTGTTATTGTGAGACCCGAAACTTTACTTTTTATTAAAAAATCAAATATATCATAGTATTTTATAATATTTACTTCATCAAAACTTTTCATTAATATTTCTTTAAAAGATTTGTACTTAGAATAATTTAAAGAAATATCAGATGAGTAAAAGAAGTCTTCCAAAGCTAAAGACAAATTTTTTCTTATTTGTGTGTTAATTGTTATGTTGTTCTGTATTAAAATATCTTCGCCGCTAGATATTTGGGTACTTTGTTCTGTCGTTAAATTAATAGGATTGTCATTATCATCTATACCTAAGCCTTTATACTGACTTATTATTTTTGGTATTGGCATAATGTATATTTTTATGCTATTTTCAATTATAATATTTTTATTTAACCTCAAAGTATCTAAAAGAATAGAATATCTTAAGTTATCATCATTGTTTTTATAATAGTCTATAAACAAAGAGTTTAATAAACGACTGTTGTCTAATGTATTTAGTAAATATAGATCTTCAGTGTTTACAACAAAACCAGAAAAATTTTCTCTTAAATTGAAGTATGTTTGATTTGTATTTTCTATGCTTTCTTCAATAAAAATATCACTAAATAGAAATATGTTACTCTTATTGTTCTTGAATTTAAGTGCGTTTACAATAGTCTCGTTTTCTAAAGCAATTATACAATTATTTAAAAAGTTTACAACGTTTAAACTTACTGTGTTTTCTTCTAAATAGCCAAATTGCTGTGCAAACTCTGAAAGTAAATTTATATTTCTTACGGAAATGTTTTTAATATTAAAAAACGAGTCTTTTTCTTCGTTAAACTGCAAGTTTTTTTCAATTTCTTCTATTTTTAAACATCTTGAAAAAGCTTTGTTAAATTTTTCAAGATTTCTTTTTTTTGAAGAAGTATTAGAAAAGACAAAGTTTGTAGAGCTAAAATTGTTTTCAATTGCTTCATCACCAGTTTCTAAATCTAATCCTATTTTAATTGAAAAATTATTTTCTTTTGCATTAAAGTCTGTATAATAGCTAAAATTGTCTCCTGAGTTTAAAATATTGTCTAAACTTTTGTCAATAAAGTTAGCTTTGTTAGAAAATAAAGGTTCAGGCTTAGTATATATTCTTTGTATAATAGAAACATTGTTTTTCTTAATTTCTTTTACGACTATTTTTTTTAAAACATTTGTATCAACAAAACTTCCATTTGATGTTATAAAAACTTTTAGTATGTCATTATTGATTTTTTCGCACTCTTGATCTAAGCTAATATTGCTAATAATTTCATTTAAATACCTTAAATGTCTGTTGTTTGAAATCATAGTATTGAAAAAAGAAGAATTTCTATTTAATTTTAGACTTTTTACAAATATTAAATTATAACTATCAGAAAATCTTTCGTTTAAGCTTTCGTTTTCATTAAAATTAATTGAGAGTCTAACATCAAATTCAAAATTTTGATTTTCTGTAAAGTAATACTGGTATAACAAATCATCGATAAAACTATCTAGTCTTTCATTTTGATGATTTATTCTAATTGAATTTGTTTGTCTAACTGCAGAATTATATTCATAATTTTGGCTAATACTTGATTCTGTTTCTATACTACGTATATCTGCTTGAAGACTTGTAATATTTAGAGTGCTTAAGTCTTCAAGTCCTAATATATCTAAATTAAGATTATCTATATCAACAGAAGAGCTAAAATTTAAATTAATATTTTCAGAAATACCAGAAAAATTTTCATAATAGTATATGTTTGAATTTATATGGTTGTTTTCATTATGTATATTGTTAAAATCAACAGACTCAACTATAGACTTTGAAATTAAGTTGTTGCTTTCATCAAAAAAAGAAATTCTAATTTTGTTAACTTGATTATTATATATTAATTGAGAATTTGATGCTCCGACTGCAAATATATAGATGAATGAAAAAAACATACTACTTCTGTTTTCACTCGTCGTCTGGCCGGCACCAAGATGAGTATCTTCGTTCAGATGAGAAGATTGAAAGTCTAATAATTCCTCGATTGTTGCTGATCTATTATTCGTTGGGGAAAAAAAACTTCTAATATTATTCGCATCAACAACTTTTTCTTCAGAAATAAAACTTTCATTTCTATTAAGACTTTGAGAATTAATATTTAGTAAATTATTATAACGTGGATATATATTTTTTCTTATGTCTTCTTTAAATTTTAGAGCAAAGTCATTGTTAGATTTATGACTTTTAAAATCACTTGTTTCATTAAAAAGTTTATTATTAAAAACATTTGAAAAAGTACTGCTATCAAAAAAGTCTAATTTAATTTTTTTTATTTTATTTAAAGACCTTAAGTCTAAGCTTATTGGAATATAATAGTTAAACTTCTGCTGTCCTGAAGAATCATTGCTAATTGTATAAATTAAGTTTTTATTTAAATTAAAGTTTATTTTTTGATTATTATTTACTATGTACATTAATTATAACTTTCTTTATTCAATAACTATTGTAAACAAAACAATAAAACTATAAAAAGCTGATAGCGCAAATGATTTAACATTATTGTTTGAATAGTTTGGATTCTCATTTTTAAGAGAAAAAACTTCTTTTAAAGTTTCATCCACATCATTTCTTGTGTTTATAATATGTCCTGCTTGATAGACTCTTTTAATTGTATTGTCTTCTTCATCATAAAATTCTCCTGTTTTAATAATAAACATTTTTTTAAGAATACCCACATCAGTCAAAGAAGACTCAAACATTTCAAACATAAAGCTATTATCATTAGAAAACTTTTCCAGCTTGTAGACTCTTTTTATTGCATCAGGTCTTTTTTCTAAATCTTTAATAATACTTGCCAATATTTTCTTTTCTAAATTACTGTCAATTGCTTGATATCCAGAATTAAAGTGTTTATAATACTTAAAAAACTTATTGTCAGAAAAATAGTTTTCTATATTTTCTTTTTTTGAAAAATCACTGTCTTTATATAATGCTGTTCCATCTACACTCAATGGCATCATTACTTTAAAGTTACTTTTATCTTTAAATTTTTTATCATTTACTATGGCAGGTATATTTTTTTTATTTACATCTTTCTTTTTAAGCGTATAAAAGCTTTCTTTTACATCTTCAAATTCAAAATCGTTATGTAAATAACCATTATCAACAAAAGTAAATTTTGCCTCATCATTTATTTTGTTTTCTGTTGACAATAACTTAAGATTAATTATAGACTCACCTAAGCTTAAACCTTTGTTTACGTTTACATCTGTAAAATTAATACTGTTTTGTGGTTGACCGTTTAAGTTGTTGTTATCAAAAGATACAAAATCAGACAAGTTCAATTCATAATTTAAATTATTGTTTGATTTTGTTGTAACCTCTAAAAATAAGTTACTCAAATCTACATCAGATATTTCATTTTTATTTGTAAAAGTTTGGTCAATATTTTCTTTTTTAGTGTAAACAGTAGAAAAATCAGACAATGATGCATACTTGTATCTGATATCGTTGTTTTGTATTTGAGAACGACCATTCTCTGTTATAACAAAATCAAATATTCTTTCTTTTTTGTCTAATATTCCTGCCATTTATTTAAATTTCCTTATTACAATATTAATTATCTTAGTTTTGTGTACTTCTTAAAATCAATTATCGAACTAATACAATAATTGTCTATTAACTACTAGCATCATAAAAAGGTGCAAAAGATCTTGAGTGAATATCTTTATTATAAGTTTCAGAATAGTTTGTAGTTAAAGGACTTAATTCAAATATGCGATCATCAATATTAAAAAACTTTTTAAAAACAGTGTAATCTATAAAATACGAACCGTTAGAATTCTGGTATGTTCTTGCAAAGTTTGTGCTACCCAAGATCTTATCAGCATAGTGACCATAGCTACCTTGTTCCCAATAAACACTTTCAGATTCCTTACTTGCATTTTCTACACCATATTTGAACCTGTCCAGTTTTTCTATTGGGTATTTGTATATAGACTTCCTTGAATAACCATAAAAGAATATTTTAGATTTTTCTTCCAATTCAGTAATATTATAATATGAGCCTCCTATTCCTACATCTTCATTATCAAAAACAAATACAGGAGAACCTGCATTTTTATATTTTGAATATCTTTCTTGTTGATAGTCTTGAGAAAATCTTGTTGGCAAATTTTTAACAATCTTGTTGTATGTATAAGGAATAGATCTCCTGTAATAGCTTTCGCTAGGCATGTCAATACCCGAATAATCTAATAATTGTGAGGAAAGTCTTTGATCTAAAGTTATGTTTCTACTTTCAACAATATTATCATCACCTAACGTAGAAAAATCAAAATGTTCATTTGCTGGAACATGATTATCTATTTGAGTAATATCATTTAAATCAATCTCAAAATAAGGTGAAGACAAACCTGAGCGTATGTCTTCTTGGTCATCTAAGTTTGCTGCATACCTTGAATATACATTATTTTGCAAGTTAATTTCGTTATAGTTTTTAGATAAATCATCTTCATAAATTCTAAGTGTTTTCTTTACAAGCTGACTTGTTTTTTCTAGCTTTTCATTTTTGTTGTTGTAATAATATAACCCGTTATTGTATTTTTCATAAGAAGAGTTTATTGGAGTAATTAAACCATCTTTAGACTTTTCCTCGTTACTAAGATTAGACATGTTATTGTATCTATTTATCGTGCTATCATATACTAAGCATGATTCTGTATGTTTATTTTTTTTAAAAATATAATTACTGTTTTCAATTGTATAAGGCTGAATTGTGTAATAAGGATAGAAATTAGGATAAGCTGCATTTATAATATTTTTAAAAATACTGTCATTCTTGTCAACATAATTTTTTATTTCTTTACTCGAATCAGCACTTTTAGTGGAACTTACTGCATAACTCAAGTCATTAAAAAGTTTAACTTTGTAAACCATTTTATACTTTGACTTGTTATACTTATTGTTTTTATAAAATCTAATATTTGACGTGTAAACTTTTTCGTTTAAATAAAAGTTTTCATCTTCAAGATTCACATTTTCAATATTTAAATTTTCTTTTTCTTCAATTACACTTCTTTTATTATTCAAAGCAAAAAAGCTAGAAAAATATTTTTTGTTTTTTAATACATTTTCTTCTAAATTTAGTTGTTCCGTATTAATATTTTTAATTGTAAAAGTATTCTTAGAAGTACTATCATTTTTATTTTTTGTTTTACTTAGCTTAATATAAAACTTTTTTGGGCTGTTATAAAGACTTTGCGACCATATTAGTTTACCAACCATGTCAGGATGATACATATCAGGACTTGAGGATAAATCATTTAACTCTTGTATGTTGTAAGGTATACTGACTTTACTTTCACCAAACGGGTACACTCTTTGAGAAACAACGTTAAAGCTTGAATTTGGATCCTGTACAAGAGGATCCGGAGGAATAGTTGAACCCCAAATACTTTCATCAATAATCCTAAAATAATTATGTATAAATTGACTTGGATTGTCATTGCCCGGTAAAGCTATATTTAAATCTTCAATGTTTTCTATCCAGTTAATCATACCATACAAAGAGTATAAATTACTAAAAATTTTATTATTTTGTATTTGCTCAGCTCCTGTAGTAGAAACAAAAGGATTGTACACATTATACTTGTTACCGTAACCAGTTGATACTGGTATTTGAGATGAAACAGTTTGACCGTTTGATAAATGTCCAATCCAGTTACCTGCTAAATTTTTGTAAAATTCAGGCTTTCTTCTTATAGAGTATCTAAAAAGCTGATGATCCCACCAGTTTTCTCCAATTCCCAAAGAAGTATATATAGCATCAATTCTTTTGTTAAGGTTATAATTAAGAGAATTCTGTAAACCAGTAAACGAACCTGTATATTCTATTAAACCTGTAATACTTTGGTACAGGTCAAAAGAATATCTTGGGTGTTTTTTATTTTCTGATCTCGTGTTGTTGTTGTTTAAATTATATTCTATGTAAAAACCATCTACTTCTTTTGTCTCCCAAAAATATAAAGGAATTATGATTTTATTAACGTCACCTGCTTTGTTTTCATCTTTTTTAATTATCCTTGCAGTTCTGTGTAATATATGTATTGGGTCTGTACTTTGATTTTCTCCAAAAACACTTTCTCTAAGCTTAACAGAGTCATAGAGGATATGAATGCCTGGATTGCTTGGATCTTCTACAGAAGGTGTTAAGTCAATAGCTATATTTTTATTATAATATGATTCAAAGCTGTATTCATTATTATCATTTGTTTGTAATTCTGTAATTATTTGAGTTGTTTGTGCGTCTGTTATTTCTAAAACAAAATACCAAGAAGATTTATGCTTTTTCTCCAAGTCCTTGGTTAAGTTGTTTTCAACAAAGTCAAAGCTTAAATTGTCTATATTTAAATATTGCATAGAAGCTTCGCTAATTTCAATATAGTCTGCTTGATTTGTACTTTTTATGTTTTCAATCAATACGTTACTTTCAACAAAAGAATTGAATTTAGTGACTCTTAAATCGTTTATATCTAAAAATTCCCACAAACCAAATCTTTCTTCCGAATGGTCTAAATCAAAATTCGCGTATGTTAAAAGACTGTTACTGCGACCTATGTTTAGATGATAATGAGAAATTGTTTCATATAAATTATTGCTCCCTGTCCTGTTAGAAAATCCTGTTTTTAAGTCTGGCAGACCATTTGTGACATGAGGTAAAGAAACATAACTCAAGTCTGTGTTTAAACACTGCGATGCATTAAACTTCTTGATATAAGATCCTTCTTGATAATTAAGGAGTGAAGAAGAAGGTGTAAGATAACTTTTTATAGTATTAATTGTAAAGTTGTATGAGTCAATAAAATTATTGTTTATATCTCCTTCTAAAACAGTTCTAATTAGCTTGCTTTCATCGCTTGTTTTAGTTTCTGATAATAAATCGTAGTTTCCTCCAATAGAATAACTATTGATATCATAATAAATGGATAGAACGTCACCAGCGTCAATATAATTTGAATTCTCTTCAGATAATACACTTGAACTATTTAATAAACTTTCAAATCTCTGATCGTTGAAAATATAAACTTCATGCCAATCATTAATAATATTTGAGTACATATTGTTAAATGTAGAGTGTGTTTCGTTTTGCGATAAAATATTATCTATTTCTGTTTGATTAATGCTGTCTGATATTAAAACTTTTCTTAACGTTTTGTTTTCTTTGTAAAGATTTAAATTATCTGAAGCTTCCACGTCAGACAAAAGATTTTTATCATAACCATTAAGTAAAATATTTGAAACTGAAGGTAAAACTGTATCTTTTTTATAATATACTGTTGAGTTATTTATATTTTTTTTATTTAAAAGCTTTAATACATTAGAGTTTGTTTTTGTTTCTGATTTATAGCTCTTTATTTTTCTATTATTTAAGTTTGCTAAGCTTGAGTCATAAATTTTAAAATTATCATAATCATTCCATATTCTGTCAAAAAAGTTTTTATTTCCTTGAATTGAAAAATTTTCACCCTTAGCGTGTCGATTATGACCAGTAATAATTTTACTAATACTATCATTTTGACTATTTGTATTATTTATATTTTTATTTTTAACTTCTCTTCCTATTAATATAATTTCAATTTTATCATGAAGCTTAGTTACTGTTGACATAACTTCTCCATTTGAATAAGAAGTTGCTCCAAAAATCAATTTGTCTTCAGGTTTTAAAATGTAATTACATAAGATCACATTGTCTGAAGAATAATTTTCATTTATTATTTTTCCAGAATTTGATTTAAAGCGTGATCTATTTTTTTCTAAAGCCCTTTCATTTCTTAATCTATCAGAAAAAATACCTGAATTAGAAGGACCTGACAGTGTTTTACCTTCCATTGAGTTTGCTGTATATTTAAGATTCCCTAAGTAGTTTGTTTTAAAGTTTGATTTAATTTCGTATATAGACTCACTATTGTAGTCTGAAGCTTTTTGATTTTTTAACGATGCATATATAGTAAATTCTGTCGGATTAACTACATCTATGCTTAGTTTATCTTGATTACTAACAATTTCATGATATTCGTCAATATTTTTTAAAATATTGTCATCAATCAAAAGACCTTCATTTTTAGAACTCACAAGCAAGCTTGCGTAAGTCACAAGTTCTCTTGTAACTTCTTCGTTATAATCTTGAGGATTGTCTGCAATAATATTATATCGCTGAACGTTTTCGTTGTTATTTTGAAAATCTTGTAAAATATTATAGTTTGAATCTGCCATTGTAGTTTTTGCGATATTAGATTCAATGTTTTTGAAATTATTGTAAACCATATAATCTACAAAGTTTGTTTGTTGCTCTATAGTTTGATCGCTAAACTCTTCTAAGTGAACAAAACAATTTTTCTTTCTTTTTATAAAGTCTTTTCCATTTTCTTTGTTTTTAAAAATTTTATTGTTAAAACTATTATTTTCAAAAACAGTGTTTGAAAGAACTTCAAAAGGAATTATTCTTGCGTCAAATTCATTTCTACCGTGACTACCTAATGTTGTCTGTTCTTCGAACCAAGATAAGTAACTTACATAATCATTTATAACACCACTATAGACTCTTGTATATAAGTTAAAGTCTTTTTCATATCTACTCAAACTTTTTTCTTCCATGTCAAAAGTAGGAGGATCAGATAATTCTATAGCTTTATCAATTACAAAAGTATTAACAGTACTTATATTTTTTGCGTCATAATACGAAGTCGTATACGGGATATTTTCATTCAACCCTGGATTATTATTTAAATTATCACTTCCGTCTTCGTTTTTAATACTTTGTATTGCACCTCCATCGTAAGTAGGGACAAGAAAATAAGATTGGTGTTTTAGCTTTTCAACTTTTTTATCTTGAAGATTTAAGTTTTTTCTTTCATTTAAAAGAAAAAATGTAATATTGTTTGAAATAAAACCTTGATGATTATCTTTATAATCATAAGATTCAACTAGCTTTCCTGTAGAATCAACTTGACTATTGTTTACACCATCTCTGTAACAATCAGCAAAATTACCTTTACTTACAGGCATTTCTGCTTTCATTGTATACTTTCCTTTTATTATTATTTTTTCAAGCAAAAAATCTTGTGTTATGTATTTTGACATATCTAACACGTGATCGTTTTTATGCTGCCAATTTGGTCCTCCAGGAAAGTTGTATGAACTTGTAATTTGTGTCAAATAGGATTTATTGCTACTTAAATAACTTTCTGAGCTTAAAAATCCTGCATCGTTTCTAAAAGAGGGTGTAGTTAATATTGGTTTTTTAGATCTTAAAAATGATGATAAATAATATTCGCCATCATTTGTTTTAAGAAAGCTTGCTTCTGTAAAATATAATTCTTCTGACAAAACTTTAGGATTTGATAGAATATTATTGAAACTCATGTATAAGTCTTTAAGAACTGAGTTGTTTTTTGAGCCAAAAAGATCGAAGCTTTTTATGCCTTGATCAGCTGCTAAGTTTAAATCATACTGTTGTGTAATTAAAGGTGAATCTTTGTCCAATACAACACCTTCTAAATAATCCCATTTGTTATTGTTGAAGTCCCAGTAGGCAGTAGGCATAAAATGTGAGCTATATGTTGAAGGTGTTGAAACAAAATTAAAATATTTAGTGTTTTTTAAATTATCCTGAACTGTTGCAAAAGAATTTGAATCAATTGTTCCTAATTGTCTGTCGATATTAACACGAACTTCGTTATATCCTGGAATTTGACTTTGTCCATCACGATCAGAGAAAACTAAGTTAGGATCTGGTAAATTAAAAGTAAACTTTGTATTCATTAGATGCAAATCAACATTACTACTAAAATCAAGTGTAATTTTAATTTGCTTCTGATTTCTAATATCATACCCTTCAGCTATTTCATCGTCTAAAGTAGCTGTCTCCCAGTCTTGTCTTTTTTGACTGCCAGATATTTTTATATTGTGATCATGATCAAATCTATTTTCGTTAAAAGGTGTTTGTGTAAAAGTATTTCTTTTCTGTTTAATTAAATTTTCTACTTTATTTTTAGTTATAGACTTTGTTGTTTTAAAAGTATCGTCTATGTCATAAGGCAAGTCATAAATGTGTGTATTGTGAAGTAAAAACCTATCATCATATACGTTGTTTTGCGAAGAAATAGATGTAAATTTTTTAAAGTTTAAATATTTATTTCGAGTAGTTGTATCTGAAAGTTCTGTTATTGGCCCATCAACAGATACATGCATATCAGCTGTACCTGTAAAATCGATTGTATTTGAATCATCAAATTCTATTTTAGATTCTTGTAAATATTCTCCTGTAATTTCAAATTTTAAAGGTGAAGAGTTATCTAAACTATATTTTTCATTTATTAATTTTTTAATAGACTTGTTTTTAAAACCTGACTTTTTAACAGAAAGATCTTTCGCATCAATTTTTAAAAATAAATTATCACTTAACAAATATGACGCAATAGAATCACTATCAATATCAAATATCTCGTCAATTCTATTAATATCCAGATTATCTAACGTGTAAGAAGTATCATCATAGTTAAAAACAAGATCTCCTTGATAATTTTTTACAAGAATAATGTCAAAAGTCAAAAAGTTTGATAAGTCTTCGTCGTTTTGTGAGATAGAACTACTAATATTTAAATTTATGATTCTTGTATTTACATTATCAAAGTCTAAAGAAAATTTATTATTTACAATGCTATTTGAGTTTATAAAAGAATTTGATAAAGGCGGGTTAAATAAAAAACTTGGATCTAAAACAGCTTCTTTTGCTTTTAGTTTTATTTTTATTGATTTAAAATATATTTCCAAATCATTTTTTAAAGTACTTAACGGAGCTAATCTGGATTTAAATATTGGATTAACGTCTATAGATGAAGTTGGATTTTGACTGATGAGCGATGAGCTTACTCTTTCGTCTAAATTTACGCCGTTTAACGGAAAATAAACTGAAACTCTTAAACCTCCAAACAATAGTGCAGGATCAGACCCTGTACCAGATTCAAAGGCATCCTGAAGAACATCAATTATTTCTTGCGAATTAACAAGCGTGTTATTTTTTTTTAGTACTTCAATATTGTTAACTATAAAGTTAGAGTAATTTGACATTTAATTTAATTCTCCTAGGAAACCAACTGAATCAACAGATTCACCTTCAGACATGTCGATTGACTGACCTGTGCTATAAAATATTTCATCATTTCCATAGTCACTGTCTACTATTTCGCTTCTTAATCTATCATCAAAAGCAACGATATTGCTGTCATCCTCAGTATAAAAAATAACCTTGTTTGATAAAACAGAAATTTGGCTACTTGCACCTGACGAGGTATCTAAAACTGTCATGACATTGCCATTGATAATTCTATTTGTATACTTAAAAGATCCTGTTAACAAGACATCATCATTTAAAATGACTTCTTCGTATTCTTCATCAGAATAACTTTCAATCTGATTGGGTGAGTTAAATTCTCTTAGCGTTATGCTGTTTGTTATTTCAATGCTTCTGCCTCTTGAGTCTGTTCCATTTTTAATTATTTCACAAATTATCCCACGCAAAGATTGCTCAGTCGTATTTTCTCCGTTAATACTTTCTAAAGTTCCAAAAACGCTTATGTTAGAGTTAAGTCTGTTTAATGAATAAGCATTATAATATTTGGGATATTTTATTTCATTCGGCATTTCTAAAAAAAGTCTAGCGTTTTCAATATTTTCTTCATCTGAAAAAGGTTTTTTGCTTATTTCTTGAAAAAGTTGATCATGACTTTCTAAACCTAATGTTTTCTTAAAAATAGATGTAAAAATATTTTTTTCTATTTTTTTTCCTTTATAACTTTCTCTATCATCAAAAAATATTGTTTCTATAATATCTTGTTTGTTGATTAACTCTTCATCATTACTTATAATCTTGTTGTTTAAAAAAGAAGAGTTAATGCCGACAAAAAGATTGATTTGCATTGTATTACTGTCATCCAGACAGTTTATATTATTAGTAATTTTATTTTTGTCTTTACTGTCTAATAATGAAAGACCTTTATCTACTTTTTCGTAAGGAACATTTTGATTGTCAAAAAAAACGATTGTGTCATCAATTTTTCTTATGTTTTCGTAAATACTCATATTAATCAGTTCCTCTTAAAGTTGATCTTCCATCTTGATATACTTGTTGTCTATTGCTATTATAAGACGTACCTCTTCTAATTAATGCAGGTTCTTGTGAATAGTTTACAAAATTTAAATCATCAACAACACTTAAGTTACTGTCTTTATTTTTATAAACATATTTGTGTCTTTCGAGTACATGAGATTCATATACTAAGTTAAAACCTAAATATCGTGTATTATAAGGAATAGCTTCACTTAAAGTTTTTTGCATTATATTGTCAAAAAACTTAAAAACATTCCCAATATCAGAATAATAAATGTAATCTTTATCACTAAATTTATCAAAATAACTTTTTCTAATAACATCTAAGTTTTTGTAAGAATAATCATATTTTGAATAAAAATTGTTAACTTTACTGTTAAACAAACTTATGTCATGAATCATTTTTGAGATATCATCATTAAGAATCCTTACAGTCGACATATCAATGCTGACTCTTGAAATATCATCATAATTATAATATCTATAAGGTACATTTGAAGGAAAATTATTAAAGTTATTAAATATAGCTTTGTTGTCATCATCTAAAAAGCTGTGAATATCAACTCTGTTTGTTTTAACAGGCTGATCGTATTTTATGTTTTGTTTCTTGACTATTAAAGTAAAAGGTTTTACAATATTAGTATTTTCATAATTTAAGTTTAAAGTTTTTATTAAGCATGTATTTAATCTTTGATTTTCTTCTGTAAAGTTAAAAGAGTTATCATTTATTGCCAAAGTTAATACGTTATTTTGAACTATTTTGTCATTTTTAAACTTTGAATCAAAGTCAAATATAATTTTTTTAAAAGGTGAATTTTGAGATTCTCCAACGTTTTCTATATCTTTAATATGACTTTCAATTTCTTTATTGCTTAAAATTTTATCCCAAGATCTAATTTTTAAAATTTCACCTTCAAAAATAGTATTATTTTGAACAAAATCACTCGTTGCAGACAAATACTCAGACCCAATATCTGGATAATTATAACTTCCTATTTTAAAAGATAAATTTTCATTATTTGTTGATATATTGTTTTGCAAAACTTTGTCGTTTATGTTTGCAATAGTTTTTCTAATAACAAAATTTTCTTTTTGTTTAAGAGGATTTACTTCTCCAATGTCACCTATATTAATGTTATATACTATTTCATCATTATCACTATCAATTTCATTTATGATTATATCTTGACTAATGCTTAAGTACTTAGGATTATCATATATGTTTATATTTTCTATTTTCTGTGATATTACATAATTTGAATTATTTTTAACTGGGTAAACATTGACATGTATATCACCAAAATAATTTTCTATATTTTGTCTTTCGTGATGAATTGTCAACACAACATTGTTTTCTAAGTCTAATCTAAACAAATTCTGTATTAAACTAAATCTGCCTGTATTATTGTTTAAAAACAAAGATTTGTTTTTGATTGCAGAGCTATAATTAAAAAAAACTTCTATTGTCCACTCATTCCCTAAGCCGTTTAGAATTTGAGCATTATCCTTAAGAGATTGATTTGATATTGATTTTCTTCTAATGTTTTCTATTTCTAAAAATAATTTGTTGGAAGAAAAACTATTCAGTAAGTTGTTTTCAAAAGTTGGAATATTTTCAAATTCTGTTGATAATGAAGAAAAAGAAATTATATTGGTATTTAAATTTTCTTTTTTGTAGTTATTACCTTTGGTTAAATCATTATAACTACTATACTCATTAATATCTATAAATTTTGAATAATCAATACCAAAAGAATTAAATGCTGACTCAATACTTTTAATTGTGCCTTTTGATTTTAAGTAGTCTTGTGAATTTATTAAAAATCTTTGCCATAATAAATTTTGTAATTTTCTTATACTTAAATCACTTACAATATCTTCATATAATAAGTTTTCTCCAGATAGCTTTTCTTTTGTAATTGATGGAAATATTTCACTAAACTCTATTCCGTAAGTTTTGCATGCTAAAGGTAAAAATATACTTGAAATATCGTCTTTGTTTAAAGAGTCATAACTAATATTTAAAACTTTATCTATAGAAGAAATATAAAGCTTGAGCTCATCAAAAAATCTTGCCCATATTAAAACAATATTTACTAAATCACTATTTACTTCAAATTCGTTGCTTAATTTGCTACCTGAATTTTTATTTATCTCTCCACTTTCATCCAGCAAGTCTTTAGGCGTCACATAAGCGTCATCTCTGCTAAAAATTGGTAAATTTTCTCTGTTAGAAGATTCTATAAAATAGTGTTTTGGTAATATTTTAAAAATATTGTTTGGGTTTTCTTTATCGAAAACTAATGCCTTGTCTACTAAAAGCTGTCTTTTGTCTATTATTTCTTGAAAAGATCCAATCAATACTGGATTTTCATTGTCTCTTTCTTTCTTCATTGGTAAAGTATCTACATTATTGTTTCTTATTTGTGAAGTATCTTGAGAAACAATATAATTTAAACTTTCTTCGCTGTAATTCCTTATTACTCCATGAAGTTTATTTCCAGAATAGTCTATACAGACAAAATTATTTATATGCTGTCCTATTGGCTCATTAAATCTTAGATATAATTTTAAAAAATTATTTGCATAAACGTTTTTATGCATAGTCTGTTTTATTTGATTTTTTGTTTTTCTCTTAAAAAGAATCTTAAACTCGTCAACTTCACCTTTTAAGTTGCTAAAGTTTGTTTCATTTACTACTAAATTTCTTTGTAGATTACCTCCAATTGTTAAAGAAACATCTGGGTTAGAAAAATAACTATCAAATCCTGATACTACTAATGTTCCTTCTGATATTACGTTGACATCTTCTTTTATTTTTTGACTATTAATAAATAATTCAATATTTTTTTCTGCATTTACACTAAAAATATTTAAACAGACATGCTTGAATATTGTATCTTTTTTTATTTTATATTTTTTTAAAAATAAATTATCTTTCATAGAAATAATAATGTTTAAGTAGACATCGTTATTGTTGTTTTCTATGTTTGATATGAAACAAATGTATCCATTTTCTTTTAAACCTATTTCTTTAGTGTATTTTGAAAAAATAACTTGATTATTATTTCCATAATCTGTTATTTTTAACCAAAAATCAAAACAAAAGTTATTGTTTTTAGGATTTAGAATACCAGACTTTACTAATGAATTTTCTTCATAGTCATTAAACAAATAGCCTTGTTTGTCAACAATATCGATAATGTTATTTCCATTGAAAATTATTGATCCTCTACACTTAGGAAATTCATTTTCTAATAAAAACTTAGTGTAACCATCATTTTTATTTTTATATGTTATATTAGTTATCTCATCTTTATCATAAGGACATTTTAGTATACGATAAAAAGAATTATCTATCTTGCTAACTGCTGAACTAAAAAATACGTGCTCTTTAAAATTATTGTAATTTGCGTGTGTTATTTGTTGCGTAGAAAAAAAATTATTATATTCATCTAAACTTCTAAATACATTAAAAATATCTTTTGTAGTTAAATCTTCTTTTTCTAATAAGTTCAAACCTTTAAGCGCACTTAAAAGCTCGTCGTTATTTACTTTTGAATTGTTATAGCTAGATTTTATAAAATTATATAATTTGACAAGTTTCATTTAAATTCTCTTTCTATTCAATACTAATAATATTACTATTTGAGTTGATAGAAGAGATATATTTTATATCATTATTTACTTCATCAAAATATGCAAATTTAAAAACTAGCTTTTTCTTTAAAAAAGATTCTGGGACGTAAAAATTAAATAAATATTTTTCCCCATCAAAAAACATCAAAGTTGAATCATCTATAAAATCAAATTCAATTAATTTTTGATTTGTTTCTTTATCGTAAACTTCATAATAAACTTTACCTAAATTTTCTGACTTAACCTCTGAAGTTAACTTTGTTGCTCTCAAGCTTTTTTTAGAATCAATAAAGTATGTATGTAAATTTAAAACAGCTGAAGTATTAAATGTATTTTTAATATTTTCTCTAATACTAATTGATGATATTAAGTTTTTACTATCTTTGTCGAATTCTGTTTTTGAAATGTAAAAAGAAATATTATCTCTATAGAGTATTTCTTCTTTGACAACAAAAACTTCGCCGTTTACAAAACCTGGATCGTCTATGTCTAAGCTTAAAATGTTATTAGAAATAAATATTGTTCCTATGTTATTGTTGCTTGCACCTATCGTGGTATAGTCGATACTGCCAACTGTTTTAATTTTATATTTTTTTCCTGATTCAATATTGGTTGAGTCAATAAATTCAAATTCGCTATCTTGCCAAATCCATTCTTGAACAAAATTTGTATATTCATTGTCTATAATTGGATCGATATCTTGATTGTATCTGCTTACATTTAAATTAACTTTTGCTAATCCTGTAATTGTATTTCCTTTGTAATTGACCAAAGCAGTATCTGTTTGAAGTTCACTTAAAATTGTTTTTTCGCCTATCGAAGATTGCAAATTAAATAAAAGAATACTATTTTCAGTAGGTTTGCTAAAGTTTACAAGTTTATCATTATAATTAAACAAAAACAAAGATTCGTCTTGATTGAAATAAAAAGTTTTTTCTTTGTTGTTAGATATAAAATAGTCCGTATCTTTTATTTTAATATTTAAATTAGGAATTAAATCTTTATTTAATAGATGTCTGCTGCCTAGACGCTTAACAAAATAAGAAAAATTATTATACAAATATTCATCAGTAAACCTAATTAAAATACCGTTGTTTTCCTGATTTCCAAGAATTACTTGTTTTATTTGATCTGTAATGTCAAAAACTAAATTTTCGTCCCCTACTTTTATATTATTAATAATTTGATTATTATCAATAAGATCTACATCTTCTTCTAAAGTAATAAAATTTTCAATCGACCAGCTTTGATTTACACTTAGTTCTTTAAAGTTACAAAAATCTTTGTCTGAAAAGTATATAGTGTCTTTTCCTTTTCCTTCTTTGAAAGGCTTGCGTAAATTTAAGGCTTCAAGATCATAGTCATAAGGCTTGTTCTGCCCAGATGTAATATCTTTTAAAACAAGCTCGGCTCTTAAATTTGAAAAAGCGCCTAAAATATTATTATTTTCGTCTAAATTAATCCAGTTACTTTTAAAATTTTCAATATCAAATTTTATTAAAACAGTACTGTACTCTATTCTAGCAAAATTATTTAAGTTGCCTATGCTTGACACACCATCAGGTAAAGTAAAGCCTGTATCACCAATATTACCTTGTTTTTGCTGTTTTAACAATAAAATATTTTTTGAATTGTTATAGGCATCGATATTAAAGCTTAAACCATTGTTTTTTTCGTTAATGTTTTCTATTACCTGTTTAAGTCTAGAAGAATATGAAGGATTTTGTGATGTATGGTCTTGAATATCATTTATGCCTACAATAACGCTGCCATCAATGTCGATACTTCCATCTGATGTATTAGTTGTTGTATCAAATATAAAATCTATGCTGTTTGAAAAAGAATCAGTTAATGTTAAAGTACTTTGATTGTTTAATGGGCTTGTAAACTCAAAACCTGCCCATGAATATGCGTTTTTATTTTCATTATATAATTTAAAAATATCTAATGTCGCTGCACTTCCTACATTTGAATACGACGCATCATTAGTATCTGTATGTAGATTTGTTACATATGTATCTGAATCTGGTAAAATGGTTATTATCATGGTTTACAAGCTCTTTTTCAATAAAATAATTATGCGACAACTAAAATGTCAGAGAAATTATATTTTAATTCAAAAATACTTCCTCTTGGCGGATAAATATAACCATCGAAATATGATGTATGTGGATTAAAAGTATTTTCGTGGTATAATATATTTCTTTCTAAGTCAATATCATAAAAATTATCTAAATTATTTTTTGAAACAACAATATTCCGCCTATCAGTTACAACAGTACCAATGCCTGGATTTAATTCTTTATTTTCTAAGACATTAACAATACGATTAACATTAATAGGATCGCCTATGCTCATTAAATAAAATTTACAATTTTTTACTATAGAATCAATTGCGCCTATTTTGACAATATCGGGATCAAAGTTTTTCTTAATATTTATTTTTAATTTTATTCCAAAGTTATAAATTGAAGCGTCAAGAATATTAAAGTTAGTGCCTATCAATCTATATTCGTTAATATAGTTAGAAAGGTTTGTTTTTAAAATATCACTTGCTTCTATATAAAAACCTTCGTCATCTTTACACAAAACATAAAGATCTTTATACGGAAGAGAATGCTGATTATCTAGTGCAATAATTTTATTTATTCTTCCAAAATTTGAAGGCATAGTCATTATTCTAGAAAGCAAATCTTCGGTATTAATAATTCTAGACTGGGACTTTGCAGACATCGGTATTAACAATTTAAGATCTTCTATTTCTAAGGCATCTTCACCCCCTAGACTTTTTTCTGGGTTATTTGTTGTAATCGAATCAATTACACTTGCAATTTTTTCTTGATCTGTAGAACTTGTTGAATGAGGAAAAATTACAAGTGGGCTTTCTTTAAAAGAGCTTATAGTATTTTCTTTAACATTATGAGACGAACCACCGCCATATTTATAAGTCACAGTTACACTTTTATTTGCAGGAGAAATACCAAGCGTATTAGAATTTAAAAGTAGACTAGGATCTAAGCTCATTCTCCCAAAAGTTTCTTTGTTTTTTAAAGGAAGCATCAAATCTTCAGGAGAATAAAAAACATTATCTCTAGTTGAAAAACCGCTTCCGTTGCCAAATCTTAAAGAAGTAACTCTATCTATGTAGTTTTCTTCTATAACAAATCTATAAGGTGCAGGTAAAAATTGAACTAAATCTGCATTATCTTTTTTACCTTTTTTAAAAACAGTGCTTTGTGTAAGATAATCAACTTCAAAATACTCGTTGTTTTCTTCATCAAAAACACTAAGAATATTTATAATATTATTTTCTTCTAATTGAATTGATGGATAATAACTGTTGTTGCTCCCTATAAAAAAAGTTTCAGACTTTATGTATCCTGAAACTGTTATTCCACTTTTTTTCAATATTAAATATTGAATATTGTTTTCTTCTTCTAATCTACTAACTGTGTAATTTGTTGTGAAATCTACATCATCTTGTAATATAAACTCAATATCCCCAGACTCCATAACTGTTCCGGAACGTATTATAGGTAAAAAACTCGTAATAGGAACATGATCATTTATATTCGTAGTAGGATCTTTTTCGACTCTAATAAAAAAGTCTACAGCTGCAATAGAAGGGCTAGTTTTTGGCACTTTAATGTTTGCTTTTTGCAAATGTTTTACAATATTATCAAAATCAACTGCTGTATCATAGTCAAGTTCTTTAAATTGTTGCTCTGCATAAAAAACTAAAGATTCTCCTACTATTGACGCAAAGTCTACAAGCATTCCACCCAAAGAAGTCTCAGAAAAATCTAAAATATTGTCTTTGTAATATAGATTTGCATGATTAATTAATTCTTCTCTAAACTCTGAAAATGTTTTGCTTGAAAAATTTTTCTTGTTTAAGTTTTCTAGAAATTTTTCTAAAATCATATTTTACTCCAATGTTTTAGATTGCACTATTAACAAAAAGGGTTAAACTTTTTGTTTTATTAAGAATAGTATACCCAATAATTATTTGATATTTACTAGGAAAGTTTGAATTGTTTTTATTTATATGACTGCTACCTTTTGCTGGTAAAGATGTAATTTTAACATTTTGCGTTTCATTTGCTAAAACAAGACCATTTTTATTTAAAATATTTTCTTTCTCGTTAACATTAGGAACTTTTTCTGAATAAAAATTTTGTAATGTTATATTTGGCATGTATTTTGAAACAGTTTTAAGAATTTGTTGAGTTGCTAATTCTACTTTTTCATCATCTGACAATGTATTGTCTGAGTATACTTGTGAAAGATTAGTTCCAAAGTCCGGAAAACCAAGTCGCTCACCTTTCTGAGTCATTATTAAATTTTTTAAATTATCTTCAATCGTATTAAAAATATCTGTATGCATTTCAAATAAAGTTTCATTTGGGTTGTTACTTTTTCTAACAGGTGTTTTAATTCCAATTAATACTTTATTGTTTCTTTTTTCGTCATTTATTGATTTAAATTTTTCTTGATTTTTAATTCTTTGTAAATTATTACCGAGTTCAGACATTTGTTGCTCTTTTATATCTATTATAAAATATAATTATGAAGTTTTTGAAAACCTTGATAAAATTAAATCAAGATTACTGATTAGTTTGTTTATTCTATCTACTTCTTCACCACCATTTATTTCTGATGATTGTTTAGTTTGACTAAAACTGTGATTATCTTTTATTATTAAAGGGCTAGTAGTTACTGCAGGAACAACTACAGAAGGGGCGTTGGGTGGTCCTGTTATAGGTATTGTATTTAGATGTGTATGTGATTTTGCCCAATTAGAAATCTCAGTATGATCAGCGTTTATTTTATCAAAGTTTGTATATATTTCCAAAAAAGCTTCAGATATGAAGGTCAAAGCTTCAATGTTGATTTTTAATATTTCTGTTAAAAATAACTTTAATGTATCACCCAACACAAGAGACTCTGAAAATTTTGGGTCGTATCCTAGCAAGACACCTGTTCCTTTTCCGTGCATAGAAGAAACATCGTCGTAAGTTAAATTATTAACTATTTCATTGATTTTATCTTCAAAATCATCCTCGTTTTCAAGATTATCTAAGCTAAATATTCCTTGTTTTAAATACTCTTTTATTATATTACCTACATATATTTCTTTGCTATCTAAAGAAATATTACCGTCTTTTTCTAAGGAAAGACAAGAATAGTCATTAAAGTTGTTAGATTCTTTAATTAATGAAATGCTACCTTCACTAATTTTTGACTTTGTTACTTTGTTACTTCTTTCTTTTCTGCTAACAATTCTAATATCATTAGACTTTATAAGAATAAAAGGTGAAATGAAGTCATTGTCTATTTTTTTTGGATCAAATGTTGTATCAAACTCACGTTCTGAAAGTCTTTCAAAAGAATCTAACGAAAAAGAAGATTGATTTTTTATTACTAACTTTCTTTCTTGCATAAAAAATAATTTTTCTTTAGAATTAAAATCTTTTTCTGTCGTTACTTCGCCTGGGCTTGAACTTGTTCGATTTATCATAAATTGCTTGTCTTTATAATAGCTATTATAAAAATCACCACTTGCGTCAACATTTTTTTCAAACTCAGAAATATAAATTCGAGAAGCGTCATTGTCAAAATTTAAAGTTGACTCGCTTTCGCTATTTTCCATAATATTAGAAAAATTTTCTAAATAAAAGCTGTTGCTTTTTAATAATTCGTAAGGATAAGATTCACTATAATCTAAATTTTTTATTAAAGTTATTGGAGAATTTTTATCTATTGTATTATCAATAAAACTTTCTAAGTCAAAATTATTAAATTCGTCGACAAAGTCTTCAATAGACACTTCTTCATCTAATTTATGATAATTACTTTCTTCTTGATCGTCAAAAAAATATAAGCTATGTCTGCCTGCAACTAAATCAATAGCTCCTGAGTTTTTTTTGAAAAAACTATTATAGTCTGAAGAGCTTGCAGGTGTTGTTAAATTAATTAATGTATTGTTAGAGCCCTGTAGAGAAAGCTCATGCGCTTTTGAATGCCATCTTGGAGCAATTTTTGGTACAATGCTTTCTGATATTATTCCTTCACTATATAGAGACTTTACTGAGGGCTGTCTAAAATTTTCCATAAATGAATAATCAAAATGTTTTTTGTCATCTAAGTCAGGATATCTTAAATCTTCATCACTAAAAACTTCATCACTAAAAACTTCATCATCAAGTAATGAATCTGCTTGTATATTGGTAAAATTTAAATCTTCAGAAAACATTGAGCCTATTTTTCTTGATAACCAATAATGCTTTATGTTTAAACTGTGTATTTTATCAGCTATGTCTTTTTCAAGCATATTTTCATTACTATCTTCATACAACCAGATAACTTCGCCTGGTTTGACAGGTAAAGATACATGTAAAGAAAACATAGGATAACAAACAACTATTAAATTTTCTGAATTTTTATTTAATATTCTTGATATGATAGTCCCTATAGGCATATTTAAAATAAATCTATAGATTTTTTCTTCTTCATCGTTTTTGTTTAAACTTTCCGGAAAAAATTTAAATTTATTATTTTCTAATTTATAGGTTTGTATTAGCTTTTGTAAATCTTGGTTTGTATTGGTGCTGTTATCGTTTTTATAGTATAGAACCTTTCCAATTTTAAACATTGTTAACCATTAATCTTTCCAAAGATATCGTCATCACTAATTGTTTCTGACTTTTCTTCTTCTTTTGCAATCAATTCAGCTAGTTTAAGTATTTGATCGTTTGACTTGCTCATTCTTTCAATATATTTTGACATAATAGCGCCTATATTCATGTGCTCATTTGTTCCGCCTGCCATTGAAATATAAGCATCGTTAAAAAGAATTTTTGCTTTTTCTCTATCTTCTAAGGCATTTTCGTATATTTCTTTCCACAACATCTTTTTTTTGTCTTCAATAGATGCAATATTATTAAGAATATCAGCAAAATTTTTAATTTTATCTTCTTTGACTTCGTTTTTTTCTACTTTATCCAAAACTTTTTCAATATCGTTTTTCATATTTTAATAGTCTCCAAATATATCAAACATTTTTTCTGCACCTGATACTTTTCTATATATCTTTCTAATTCTTGACAACGAAGAACTTAATTCTGTGCTGCTTAGACCTGAAATTTCTCTTAAGTAAACAAATATAGCTCTTTTATTAAAAAACTCTATTTCATCAATGCTAACAAAAAGCTTTTTAATAGCATAACAGCATTTTTTGTCATTTTCATCTTTTACGTTGTCTGATAAATAGTCAATTAGCTTGAGAATTTCGTTATATTGTGTTAATCTTTCTGCCATGTAAATTTCAGAGTCTACGTATTCTTTACCATACAGCTCTGATTTTTCATTATGTGACATACCTTCTGGGTCATCTATAAATGCACATCTATTTTGGTTTTTTAATAGCCTTCTGCTTTGTATTGTTAACCAGTTTTTTGCAACGACATTGAAATAAGAAAATGCTTTGGTTCCTTTATCTGGATTCCATTTTTTTAGTGTTTCAAACAAAAAAGACACACAATCGGTTTTGAGGTGTCCAATGTCTTCAGTATAAGACTTAAAACCGTAAACAGAGACTAAACTTTGAACCAGATCATGAAAAGCAGGATATATATATCTTTCATACATCTCGTTTCTTTCTGTAAGATTTTCCATTTTTTGATATTCAACAATTCTATGCTGAACGTTTATGTCAAAATAATAGTTTTTCTTTTTTTTCTTTCTACCTTTTCTTTTTTTAGTGGTAGTTTCCTCAACGGGCTTTCTCTCTTTTTTTTTACGGTCAATTACTCTTTTACGTTCTCTCACTTAATCGTCCTCAGGTTCATCATCAATATCTTCTTCGTTGTTGACTAGCTGATTGGCAATATATAACAGAATATCTCTTGTTTCTTTTATTTCTTCTATGACGCTTTTTATTTCATTGTTATTATAAAACAAGGGAGTTTCAAGTATTTTATTTAAGTTAAAATACTTTTGATCAATGATATCTAAAGATTCTTCAATAACGTTTTGCATATTTATAATAATCATTGCAAACTTAATGCAATAATAAATAAGAGTTATTATCAATAATGATAAAAATGCAATGATACTGTAAAACATTAATATTACCTTTCAACTTAAGTCGAGTATTTTTATAGATTATTGAATATTTATTAGATTTGTTAAAAATAACTTATTATAACTCTAAAGAACTTACCCACTTAGATATCATTTCTTGATAGTTGAAGTTGTTTTCAGCATAGATCTTTGCCTTTTTACCTAAGCTTGTTTTTTCTTCAATTGGCAAAGAATAAAAATTATATAGGCTTTTAGCAACTTTAGTGTTGCTCGTATAGTCTTCGTTTAAATAAGGCACGTCTTGCGTTCCAACTGTAGTTGTAAGATCAGGATTTAGTGCAATGCCATGTATTTCCAGAGTATCTGGATCGATAACTTGTCTTGTTAAACCTCCAGTTTTTGTTACAAGTATTGGCTTACCTACACACATTGACTCTAAAGTAGACAATCCAAAGCCTTCTAAAGAAGCAATGTTTATATTTAAATCGATCACGTTGTGTAATATATTCATCTTTTCATAATTAACAACTTGATCAGAAAATCTAACGTTTTTAAGGATATCAAGCTTGTTTGATATTTCAATAAGATTCTGACCGAATCTATCGTCTGGGTCTGTGTGCATTAAAAGAAGAGCTTTTTTATGACCACGTTTTTCTTGTAACTCGTCTAAAAATATTTTCCAAGACTGTAAAACGTCTGCAGGTCTTTTTCTTCTTGTGTTCTTATTAATCCACCCACATATAAAATAATCAGATTCTTTTCCGAAAATCATGTTTCTATGATACTTTATATCTGCTTCATTTAACTGAAAAAACATGCTTTTTGGCACAGTGTGTGGTATATAGTTTATCTTTGTCTTCAATTTAAATTTATCACAGACTTCTTTACACACGTTATATGTGAGCTCTGATATACAATTTACTACATCAACTCTGCTATAAAGTTCATGATTGAAGTCTGGGCATGGTCTATTATCCCAAACGTGCCACCAAACAATAGGGCAAGACTTTCTAATTTCTTCTGACATTTCAAAGATATGTTTAAAAAACCTTGAATCTGAAAATATTATTAAACTTTTAAGGTTGTACTTTTTTATATACTGTCTGATCATTGGTATGGGACCAAATCCTATGACAGGATGTATTTCAAAGTTTTCATTAACTTTTTCAACTTCCATGCTCTCGTGATGCATTGCTACTCCGAGCTGTATAACTTTATAGTCCCCTATTTCTGTTAAACCTTTACATAAGTGATATGATTGCGTACCAACACCAGTATGAGAAAGAGCGTGATCAGAAATTAATAAAATCGTTTCCTTACTTGTATCTGTTTTCATTTTTTTTACTTCCATGATAAATTACCTACAAAACTCTGTTCCTTTAAACTCACAAAACATACATGATCCTCTGTTTTTTAAGAAAAATTGCTTTTCTACAGTTTTAATCATGCTACTAACCATTTTTCTGGACTTTTCTAAATTTTTTGGTCCACTTGAAACTTTGACTAATTGGCATGGCTTTCCAACAGTCTTTAACTTTTTAAGAAGTATAAAACCACATTGAATGTTCTTTAAAGGTATATTGTTTTTTGTTCCCCAAAAATACTTGTATAAAATAACTTGAGCTTGGGTCGTAAAGTCTCTTTGCTTATCTGATGACCATCCTCGACCGTTTGAAGTTTTCCAGTCTAAGACCCAGTACTTATAGTCATCTTTATAAGGTATTTTAATAATACAATCGATATAACCTTTAAACTTAGTATCGATTAAATCCATTGATTCGTATAACGGCTCTTCAGCGGAAACTATTTGCCAATTAGGGAACGTCTGGTCCAAAAAGTCCGGTACTGATTTTATTGATGCTTCTGCCCATTGAAGCCAGTCTTTCAAATTGTTGTGTTTATACTTCCAACCTTGCAATTCTGCACGTTGTGTTTGTAATTGAGCAAAGTCTTCTGAATCAAATCCGTGTTTGTCCCAAGTTTCCTTGATCTTGTTCTGAGCTTCTTCGATTTTAAGTTCTCTTGTCTTGAGAAAATGCTCACATGCATCATGAATTATTGTTCCGTAGTGCAAGTGTGGGCTTTCTTCAAAAGTCCTCAACTTATCTATGTATAATAACTTGTGTCGCCAAGAACACTCTTTCCATTGACGAACCTCAGAATAGGAGACATGCTCCTTTAAAATAGTCATAACTGACCTCACTTTCAATAATAGTATAATAAAAGTGAGGTCAATTTATAAAACTATTTATTAACTTCCTGCAACCATATACCAGTGAATTCCTGAACCTATTAATCTCATTGTTCTACGATCTTCAAGTGTTGTCTTTACAGTGCCTCCTGCATTTGTATTGTTTATTGTAACACCACCTGATGTATATATCTTAGAAGTTGCATTTGTTAAAACTTCAATATCTACATCTGAATCATTAATAATAATAAGCTCTCTACCATTTGTAGCATTGACTAATGTAATATCATGAGTGCCGCCAGAAACAGATACAATGTGATCATTACCTGATGCATCAATCGTATAGTCAGCAGTTACTGCTCTAAATCCATTAAATGTAACTTTGCCACCAGTTTGAATGTCTCCTGCAAAAGTAGCTGAGAGGTCGTCTGATATTGTAAGTGCTGTTGCATGACTATTAATAGAGCTACCAGATGAACCAGCATTAGCTGTTTGGAATACAATATCACCACCTGCACCTGTACCTTTACCTGCACCTGCCTTTATTGTAAGGGCGCCACCTGCGATATTGTCTGTATCACCCGCAGTAGTATCTCCAGATGAAATAGTAAGAGCTCTACCTGCTGCATTTACAGCAGTTGCAACAATTTTTAATGTAGCATTTGCACCATTACCAAAGTTAATGTCACTACCATTAACAGTTAAGTCACCTGATGTCTCTATATTTCTACATTCAACATCACCTGATGTATCTAAAGTTATCTTTGATGTACCTGCAGAGTTTTGAAGAATAATATCAGTTCCTCTGAAAAATGTTTCGTCGCTGCCTAAGTCAAATCTAAGATGCTTTAACGAAGTACCTATTCTACTGCTCAGACCTTCAGCAATTATACTTTTCTCAATACCAACACCACCGCCTACAACCAGCGCAGCAGTATCTTTATCTGAGGCGTCTGTTGCACAGGATAATGTTACTACACCTGCTGAAGAAATAGCTATAGCATCCTTATCAGTAACAGATCCAATGTTTCCATCGTCTGGAATAACAATACCGCCAGAAGATAAAGTTAAAACACCAGCTGAAGAAAGTGCCATTTTTTCAGTAGCAGCTTCAGATGCACCTGTCTTAAATGAAAGTTTTGTGTTATTTTTGTCTGCAGCAAAGTCAACTTCAGCCACAGCTGAAATTGCAGCTGCTATTTCTATAGAATCGGTACCAGTACCTTCATCAGGCGCTTGGAATTCGATTGAACCTAAAACATGAGATGCAGCAATATCTGTATCACCTGTTTGAAGCGTAAGAACAACGCCGCCGGCGTCACTAGTGTTAGTATTCTTTAGATTAAGGCCGGTGTCTGTAACACATGACAAAGTAATCTCTGAGTCAGCGCCAAAGCTCATTACTGAATTGACATCTGACAAAAGTTTTAGACCTTGACCAATTACTACGTCTTTCGCAACACTTAGACCACCAGCTGTTGCGATAGAGCCATTAACTGTTGTTGATGCATTAGTGACGTCGTTAGTAACAAATTTTCCTGAACTTGTAATAGTTCCAAGTCTCGCTGCGCCTGTTCCTATATTACCACTACCATCAGCAACAAGAGCCTTATTAATAGTCACTGCACCAGCAGTAACGCCATCAAGAACTCCAATTTCTGCAGTAGATATTGTTGTAGTGTCTATTGTTAGTGATGTATCACAAGTAAGTGTACCATCAACATTTAGATTACCGTCAGAGTTAAGTCTCATCTTTTCAGCTGCTGCTTCTGATTTACCAACTGAGAATACAAGGTCTGTATCATTTACAGTAGCAGCAAAGTCTGCACCAGCTACAGCAGAAATAGATGCGCCTACAAGTATAGCGTCTGTACCAGAACTTTCAAGAGGAGCAGAAAAATCAATTTTTCCTAATACATCGTTACTTGCCACAGCAACAGATGTTTCACCTGTAGAGATCAATAAGTGTCCTGGACCAGCAGCAGTTGCTCCTCTTATCTCGAGCTTGTTAGTGTCAGCATCCCATTCCAGATAAGCACCTGCAGCGTCGCCAAAGAACTTAACATCATGACCATTCGCGTTTGCACCGACTGTAACAGTGTTTGTAAAGGCAGCTACAGCACTAAACGTCTTTGCGCCAGTAAACACTTGAACGCCAGATAAATGTGCAGTATCAGCATCTAGATATTGTGAAGCTATTGAGGTACCATTCCATACACCTGTACTAATTATTCCAACTGATGTTAAACTAGAACCTGTAACAGTAGCGCCTAATGTTGTTAAGTTGAGGACTGAAGTCGCGGAGGCGGCGTCATTTATGATGTTAAATGCTTTAGCATTAGCCAGAGTGAGATTCTCGCTAAACTGCCAAGCTGTGTCCCCGTCCACGTATTTAATTTCTTTGTCACCCTCTGACGATTTAAGCATAATACCACCACCGTCAACAGCTGTGTCATCACCTTCAGCGTTATTTGGAGAATGAGCTAGCTCGATCATCTTGTCATCAACCTGAAGTGTAGTTGAATTAATTGTAGTTGTTGTACCATCAACTTGAAGATTACCTGCAATGGTAACAGTACTTGCTGCTGCAGTAGCGCCACCTGTGATTGTTAAAACGTCAGCAACAGCACCTGAACCAGTTGTTGCAACACCAAGAGTCATCTTGCCTGATTCGCTACCAGATGTAACGTCAGC